CATGTTGTTCTATTCCTCTTACTGCTTTCTCTACAATTATGCCTTCTTCCGTATGTATGTTTAAATCTACTACTGTAGAATTACTTATTTGCGACATCGCACTTGCAACGGCGTTATATACACCAGCAGATACCGCTTGTACAATTTGTTCATTGTTGGCAACGGCAGTTTTGTGACCTATTTGACCTACCAACTCAGGACCCGCTTCACGTGCCAAGAACATTTGACCTGTTTCAGGAAACCCACCGTCAGCAAACTTAAAGAAAGGTAAATTAAACACAGTGTTTAAAGCTGTTGTATTAAATGCCGTCCTTAATTTATCCCAAAAACTTTGTGTTTTTTGCTGTGCCCCTGTCGTGTCGGCATCTATTACTATTGTTTTGTTTGCATCGCTCAAATCTGTTTTTACTTTAAAAGTTGGATTTATTTTTTCAATACCTTTTTGTAATTCTTCGCTAATTGAATATCCTTTATCATACATTTTGCTTACAACTTCTGTTTGAATATCATCGTCTAATTTAGCAAATTCAGTTAAAAATTGTTCTTCACTTGTTTCGGCCAAAGTTTTCCAAGCAAGGATTAAGTTGTCGCCCATTTCACCATCAACCTCGTTAGTCATGTCTGAAATGTTTGTTTTTAATGTATTTAATCTTGATTCTGCTTGCGCAATTATTTCATCATTTATTTCTTTGCCTTTTTCTTTTGTTTCTTTCAACACGAATGCATAATACAACAATGCATCTTCTTTTTGTTGTTCATAAGTCAAAGATATATATTCTTTACCGTTATAATATGAATTTTCAATATCGTTTATATATTTTTCAACAAGTTCTGCATTTTCTTTCGTGCCAGCAGACAACAACCCTTCGTATGTCAGTATAGCGTTTATGTTTGAATCATAAGAAGCGGTTGCATCATCCAAATTTATTTTTGCTCTTTCTACGCTTTCAATAATACCTCGATACTCTTTGTTGCTTTTTTCTTGAACTTCCACAAATTTTTCAAAGGTTTCATATTGACTATAATAACTATCCTTATATTTGTCCCAAGTTTTTTTTAATTTATCTTCATACTTTTGTTGTAATTTGATAGCATTATTATATTCTTTTTGCGCATTCGTTAAATTTAAGTAAGAATTTACTTTTTCTTTTAAAGCAAATTTATATGCTTCTTCCGAACTTTCTAAAGCAATTTCTTTTTTCTTTTCTAAAATTACATCTTCTATTGCTTTGATTTGTTCACCATATTTTTGGATTACACCATCTATCATAGAAATTTCTAGTCCATATGCTTTGTTTAGTGTTGTAATAATGAATTCTGCTCTATCAACGTAACCATCTTTTACTTTGCCATTTTCATCAGTAATCGTTTTTAATTCCGAAAGCAAATTTGAATAAGATGTTTGTAAAGATACATTGGCAATTTCATTTTGCTTTATGGCATCGTATTGTTCTTTTACTTCTGAATTATATTTTTCTATTGCATCTAAATTTTTATTTATTTCATCTGTTGTTTTTGTATATGCGGTAGGTATTGATGTTAACGCTTCATATAATGCCCATACCCCACCAGTAACTCCACCTATTACAGTTCCGATAGGACCAAACATTGAACCTATATAAGCACCACTTGCTACAGCTCCTAAACCGCTTGCAACAGTCATAAGCGAATTTCCTAAATTCCAGCCTTCATCAGCAACACTTTCCATAGCACTTTTCATTCCGCTTAAGCTAGTTGTTAACCCAAGAACACCCACTAGCGCAACTTTAAATCTATCCATCATTGTTAGCGATTTAGACCAACTTGTTGTAGCACCTTCTATTCCGTGAACTAGATTGCCGGTCATAGATGTATACACCTTGGTATATTCAGTTAATGTTTTTATTGGCGTCAATAAATTCCCAACTAACTTGACTAAACCTGTTCCACCAAGTACAGATGCTAATTTCTTAGTACCACTAAAAAGTTTACCCAACAAAACGTATAATCCTAATCCTACAAATATTTTTCCTTGCGTATTTAATTTCTTAAAACTGTTCCAAGCATTTTTTAATATCTTATTTATACCACCAAATTTAAAACTAACATCGCCAGTTAAGAAATTAGTTTCCTTAGTAAATCCCAACCACTCCATAATTTTGTCGCGAATCTCTACTGCTTTCATTCGTACTTTTTCCATGCCGTTATCATAACCGGTGATGGCATCTAACAATCTTTGGTCAATTCCACCCGAAATATCTCCGTTAGAAGAATTGTTGTTTTCATTTATATTATGTGTTTGGTCAAAACTTAACATTTGTTTTGTAAGTTTGTTTGCCTTTTCTATATCTTCATCAATGCTATCACCTAAATCAATATAAGCATCTTCAGTTGAAGCAATTGAAGAGTTATAATCTCCAATTTCAATTCCAAACATTGTAGCAATTGCATTAGAAACCTCTTCGACTACCATTAATATTGCATTTGCATAAGGTAATATTTTTGCAAATGTTCCAATAAATAAATTGGATAAAGCCCTTTGAGCTTCTGTTAATTGGTTTGAAAAGATTTTTAATTGGTTAGCGGGTGCTTCTATTGTATTTGCCCAGTCTCCGTGAGCATCTTGCGATTGTCTTAATACAGAAATATATCTTAATAATTGTTTTTCTGCTTGGTTTAAATCTCTTACAGTTCTATCTATTCCTAATCGTTCCAATTCGGGTTGTAATGTTTTTTCAGTAATATCCATACCGAACGAACGCAAAGGTTTAGTTTGACCGGCATATATACCAGCTCTTAATGCTTCCGAAACTGTACTTTCTTTTTTATTATATAAAGACGAAATATCGTTAACTAACTTCGTCGTATTTTCTGACATTATGTAGGCATAGTCACTTGCTATACCCATATTTTCTGCCATTGATTGGAACAAACCTTGCCTAGTTAATGTATCAGTCATATTAGTACCAAATGCTTCATTCATAACATTTTGGAACTTGGTTGCTTTTGTTGTTGAATCATCAAGAATTACATTAAATAAGTTTAATGCTTCCGAATAGTCCATAGACTTTTCTGTCCAATCTACTGCAGTTTGACCTATTTTTTTAGCGCCAGCAAAAGTAAACAATTTCTTTAATGTCGAAAAGGCTTTATCACTTTTTGTACTAACTTTATCAAGTTCAGTTCCTACTTGTTTTACCTCCGTTGCAACTGTATTTTTTGATGCGACTTTGGTTAAATCTTTAAATGCGTTTTCAACTCCTGTCATAGCAGTTACTAATCTATCTAAAGATTTAATTGCCTCATTACAAGTTGCTTGAACTTTTATACTTAATTCATTTGTGTTTTCCATTTATTTTTTTTCACCTCCGAGCATATCTTGTATTTTCTTTGCTCGTGCCTTTAATTGTTCGTCTAATGTATTTTGCTTTGGCTTTTCGGTGTTTTTGTTTTCATTATTAAATTCAAATGGTTTGCTACGATATTCTATTTTCTTTTTACTAAAGGCATTAGATAAAGCGACCGCCACTGCCTCATAAAAATATGCACCTTGCAACCATGCTTGAATGTTTGATAATTCTTGTTGTTTTTTGTGTTTATTTATAAAAGAAAAACGGTATGCCCAGAATAGGTCTGGGTCTTCTTCCCAAAACTCTTTCACAGACATACCGTATTCAAGTGCGTAAGGTAATAAGTCCTTGAAATAATCTGTTAGATTTTGATACTTATTTTCCTCTATATCATTTTTATCTATGCCTTGACTATCTTTGCTTTCTTCTTTGAAGCTGTATCGGCTGGGGCATTGACAAAATTTGAATATTCTTCAGATAAAAATTCCAACACTTCGTTAACATCGCCTTCTTCTTCACGATAACTTTCCATTAATTTGATTGCTAGATTTGAGTTAACATCAGGATGTTTTGCAACAAATCCACCGTACCATAAAATGTCTTGATATGTGATTGGCTTTTGAATAAAGTTTTGAATATTAAACCCCATAGATTCAATTTTCTTAACCGCTTCTCTTGTTAAACATAAAGTGTATTCTTTCTCGTTTATTGTGATAGTACATGTATTCATAATTTATCTTTCTCCTATATCATTAAGCTGATAATAATTCAGTTACTTCAGTTGCACTTTTCCAAGTTACTTCAGATGCAACAACGTGTAATGTTGCTTCAACCGCAGAACCACGTCCAACTTCGTTAACCCAAGTTTGTGC